GTGAAGTATCAATTTAAAACAACGGACGAATTGCTTGATTTTTTAAATGAAAATCTATTGTCCACTGTAGAAACAGCTGAATTATTAGGGGTGTCTAAAGCTAGGGTTGGACATATGGTCAAGGACGGTAAACTACTACCGGCCAATGATCAACCAAAAGTGTTTTTGAAGGAAAGTGTTATGGAAAGAAAGTTAGAACAAGAGAAATTACGAAAGAAATACAGACCTTATGATGAGTAAAGCCCCGAATTAACGGGGCTATTTTTTTTGCAGGAATTTTGTGGATTAATGTCGAATATAGTATTCTTAGAGATATTATAGGAGTGAGTATTATTTGCGACAGAAAACCAAAAACAAAAAAGCTAAAAGATTTATGAAATTTGAAAAAAAAGCTAAAAAGGAGTTAGATCAACTTATACAGGAGTTTAAACTCGAGTTCTTTTTCCTTCCTGAAAGAGAAGTTTATCATAAAGTCTTAATTTATTTGAATCAGATACAAGCACGATTAGATCATAGTGATTCAAAAGCATTTTTGATGCCTATTTTCACTAGTATCATAGGATCATTTATAATCTTATACTTTTTAAATGATAACGATAATATATTCGAACCATTTACACACCTATTTCAAGAAATATGGTCTCATCAAGGAATTCTTTTAGTGAAAATTCTTTTAACGTTGTTAGGGCTAATCGGTGGATTTGTAACTGCTTTTTTAGCAATGTTTCCAGTATTATTAATACCGTTGATAGTATTTTTAAAAGACCGAAAAGAAAGTAGTATGAATCTCTTAAAAATAGAGATACTAATAAAACTGATTGAAGATTAATTAGCCCCTCACTAACCAGTGAAGGGCTTATGGTACTTTTCTTTTAAAGAAACAATATAATCCATAATTTTAACAATCTCTTCATCGTTCGAATCATTATTAATTTTATTTAGAATTGAATTGTTCCACAGTCTTAACATTATGATCTTTTTATAAATATCCCATCGCAAACCACTCTTGAATTGCAGCGTAACACTATAGTTATTGATTTTCTTTGTTATAACTCTGTGAAATTTGACACGCCAAATTTTTATATCCTTGATGAGTAACATACCCAACAACGGATAATCATCTTCATTGAAATACCTTAAAAAAAGTATTAATTGTCCTATGTATCGTTCCATGTACCATAAGTACACAGATGTTTCACAGTCCAAATTTTTTTCATGCTTTGACCTAGCCTCTTGGATACTAGCTAAAAAACTCAAAACACTTTCCTTACTATTAAATATAGAAGGATACGCTTCGTTTCCTCCAAACATATCCACCTCTTCTTCAGAACGTTCAACTCCATTCACTATATCGTATCTTTCTATGACTGACGCTTCAATTTCAATTTCGCGTACTTCCAACAAAGCTTTAATTATCTTATCACCAATTATATTTTGAAACTTCATCCTTTGTTCATTTTTTAATTTTTTCTTGTAAAAAAAATGAGTGATTGTAGCACCAATACCACTGCTAAGAATAATTAAAATCAGCTCATTATTTAGTGTTATTTCAAGAAAACCCTTCATTAAAACACTCCTTTTACGTCTATAAATGTTATTATTCGACGTAAAAGGAGAAGGTTCCTGTTATGATTATTGATTCGATGATTTTACTTAACTCTAATTTTCTGACCAGGCTGAATAATAAATTTTGGTCCTTTAACCTGTGGATTAAGCTGCTTAATTTTGCTTAAGCTAATACCATAATTTTCAGCAATCACGCTTAAACTATCACCTAATTTGACAGTATAATGCTTAATATCAGAGCCACCGTTAATCTTTAGATTTTGACCAACTGTAATTAAATTTGGATTGCTGATGTTGTTGTCACTAGCAAGCTTATTAACTGTTGTGCCGTAACGTTGAGCTATAGCAGACAATGTATCGCCTGACCTAACTGTATAGGTTGTAGACCTGTTACCTGTTGATTGAGTAGCTTTTTTCTTTAACCCCAAAATCTTAACCAATCCGCTGACATGGCCATCTGCAATCTTGTCTAAAAACGCTGCTGATTTTAGGTTATTGGCATCTGTTGCATTATCAATAAATCCATTTTCTGTCAATACAGCCGGCATGTTTGTTTGTCTTAACACTGCAAAGTTAGCTGACTTTTTACCGCGATTGTTAAAGCCTGTTGCGCTAACATTAGCCTTGTTTAACTCGTCTTGGTTATCTCTTGTTGCTTGCGATACATTACCGTTAAAGATAAAGTCCTCGTAACCAGTACCGCCACCAGCGTTAATATGGATCGATACAAAGTAATCAGCACCCCAGTCATTAGCGTCCTTAGCGCGGTTAGTCAGCGATACAAACGTATCATTGGTACGACTTAACTTAACTTGTACATCGTTATAATCGCCTAGTTTAGACTGGATTCGCTTTGCAATGTCTAAAACGATATCCTTCTCCTGCAATCCATTAGCAACCGCTCCTGGATCTTTACCGCCATGTCCTGGATCAATGAATATTTTTGTCATGTTAAATCTCTCCCTTTATATAAATTAAAAAGACGCTCATTGAGCGCCTTAATTTTGGTTATTAAATTTTTTAACTATAGTGAAGTTTTATGCCGCTTAATCACACCATCTTGTATAATTGGACTACTGCTCAATTCTATCTTTCTTTGTTCGAAATATTTCATCGAAGTCAGCAAAAATAAATATACCATCGCAAATCCATACTTCATTATCTCTTGATCACTTAATGGTGCATCTATTCCAGAAGGCGTTGTGACAGGTCTAACTATTTCCGTTATATAAGAAAGAGTATATGGAGTATAAGGGTTATTTTGATCTCTCATATATCTTCGAGCCAAGCCGCGGCTTAACGAGTCAAAGCCATCCCATCTTACAACTGGTTGCTTTGCATACAAACTTAAAGAGTCCGCAAATAAATCTCTAATTTTCTCAGTCGGATACTGACCGTTACCCACAATAAGGTTGTGACCATGACTGCCATCCATTCCTCTTCGAAACAAATGAATATCATAAAATGAGAAGGGCTTTACTTGATCCATCACATTCCGGACATTTCTTGATTCAGCCTGAGAGAAATTATCAAAATCTCTATTAAGATCCACCCCATTAGAATTAAAACGCCCAATATTATTTCCCTCACTATGAGAAGTACGGTCAAATCCATATGGATTGACGACAGGTATATATATGATTCGGTACCCTCTCAATAATCGTGCTCGAAACGATTTGTCTGGGAAAGTGTTATCTCTCAATTGTTCCATAAAACTAATGCTTGATAGTGCTCCCATCCACTCAGTTCCATGCATGCTAGCAATAATTAAGATTGGCGGTTTTCCTTTGGTCCCCATTTCGATTTTGTACATATCGTAATTCCCACTTTGATCTTTACCAATATTACTAACCTCGTCAAATCTTCTGATTCTTTGAACCATTTGGCCATAGGAAGGAAGGGAAAGGTTCCCAGAAAAATCATACGGTATATTAATCATTTTTACACCTACATCTCTCTATAAATTACTTTATAAGTAACGGTATGGTTTGCAGTAGGAGTACCGTTATGTTTAAAAGCCAACCTTGATCCTCCAGGTAAAATCATTGGTGTTTTTAAATTAAATTTATACTGGCTTGAACTTGAATCATAAGCGACTACTTCAAAGTTAGCATGACCATCATTCGAAATTCTAATAGGAGTAGCTATCCACCTAGTACCATTCGGATTTACAGTTTGAAATAACTGCCCCTCATAATTATGGTTAGCATTTGTTGAATCAATGTTTAATACAGGGAAAATATTTGTGCTCGTTACAGTAAACTCCATAAAATCAATTACGATATCCTTATCCCACTCTTCATAAACAACATGAGTTGTATTACTTGTAAAAGTAAGATTCAACTCATTTAATAACTTGACTTGATTACCTAACATAGTATTCACTCCTTTTTAATAAATAAGAACATACGTTCTTATTTATTGTACAATCTAACTTATTATTTGTAAATAAACTTGTAAAAATTTTTTATTATACATCCTCCTTATCACTAAATTCTTCTCTTACTTCTTCTGTAATGCGTTGACTTGTGTCCTCGATATTTCTTAGTTTATTGGCAATATTAGTTGGGACCAGTACACCAACCTCGGCTAAATTTTCAATTATAGACAAACCTTCATTAGCCATATAAAAAAGCACAGTCGCGTATGCAACCATGCCATTTAAACTTAATATCTGATCAATCACGTTGGCCAAGATAATAACCACCAATATAAGCACCTTACGAGCATATCCAAATAGACTTTTACGTGACCACAAGTTATCATTTTTCCATGCTTTGAAAATACCCGTTACAATGTCTAAGGCCATCAGTAACAACAACAAATGCAAAAACTTAACATCACCAAATAAGTAAAATCGCGCAGCTTCTAAATGTTCCAAATTAACAACCTCCATTTTCTTTTCATCTCCTTGTTTTTCATAATGTAAAGACCCCCTCTATGTGTATTTGGGTATAAAAAAGACACCTCTTAATGAGATGCCAGTGTATTAATTACATATAGCGCGCCTAAATGTTAATATTTCCCCACTTATTTTTCCTATGTGCTTCTATGTGGCTTTCGATACTAGTTAATATTTTCAAGTAATCATCTACTAGAAATTCATGGTTATTTTCATCAATTTCTTCATAATAATCACACTCTTCTACCTTACGGTCAATTGACCTAATGAGTGAAGCTACATCAGAATGAATCAAATGATAATTATTAAAAAGCTTAGGTCTCATTTCCTCTAAATAAGTATTTAAGTTGAATTCTCTAAGATTACCGTGATGCTCAATTAAAGCAAGCTCACCGTCCAATCTAATAATTTCAGTATAAATCTTTAAAATTTCATTCACATCTTTATCAATTTTAGCTTGTTTTTCTTTTTCCCACTCTTTTTCAAATAAATCCACTTGGGATTTCCTTGAGATATACCCCCCAATAAATGTGGCAAATAGCACCCCAACTACAGGTAAAATATCTTTTAAGAATTCTAAAATAAGCATTCAATCCACCCTCTTTCACGTCTATATCTACTTTCGACAAGAAGGGACAAAAGTCCTGCATAAAAAATACGCCCTACTCGGCGCTTGGTTCCAATTCTCCTTTAATAAAAACGTTACCTTTTTCATCAATTTTGATATTTCCTAGTTCCAACGCAACATCACCTCCTCATAATAGAAAAAAATGATTTGAAATCGATCTATTCAGTACTGTCATTAGTATTTTTCAACTGTTCGATTTCTTGTTTGATCCGCTCGTTTTCCTCTGATAATACAGCGACTTTTTTGTTCGCCTGAGCTAATTGTTGTGCGTACTCTGTACTCAGATTGTCGATTATTTTATTTACGTCTTGATTCATCATTCCGCCTCCTCATTATCCTCTGTAACTAACCCCATGTACTCACTCTCATGATTACGTCTCAACCCAAATACCTCAAATACAACTTGTGCAACATCATCCGTTTGGACATCAACATAAAATCCTTTGTCGGTCTTTTGAGTGATTTTAACAGTACAAGGTGTTTGCTCATAAATCCTTACGTAAAACTCACCTGTGATCGTCTCAAGAAACATCTCGTTGATTGTTATAAAATGCTGACCGCTCTCTAGCTCTTTTACGATCATGTCAAAAAACCAGTTTTGCGTGCCCTCGTACGCATACATCAGACGTTTGCCGTAGTTATCTGTCTGCACAGTAGCTGACTTAGTGCCATCGACAGTAAAATTACCTGACACGTTTAAAATATTGTGAAAACGTGCGTTTCCGCTCTGAAAAATCGTAAAAGTATCGTCAAAATTACTACCGTTTTGATGCGATCTTACCTTAAATTCGCCAGCAGACCTGTTGTGATAGAATGTAAAGTGATCGTTCGAGTGCAGACCAATAGTGTGGTTTTTAGGCAAGTTTATTCCATTAGACGTTCCGGACGTGCTTATCAGGTTAATGCCTCCACTCCCGACAATGGTAATTTCGGTAGTTCTTAAATCCTCGGTTCTTAACGAGCTAGCTATTACTTCCCCTGTTAAAGACGCCCACAGACCTGATTCCTGATTGTAAATGACGGGGTAGTTACCCTCAACTAGTTGTAAACCGTCTACTGAAACCCATCGGTTACTTGTGCTTGTGAGCACGACTAATAAAAATTCTATATCTAACATATCGTTAGGTACAGTAAAAGTAAACGAGTGTCTCTCTAAAGTATAATCACTCTTAACTGTTGGGAAGTTGTGGCTGGCTAACAAAGTTCCTATACCACTCGAATCATCCGTTCTGTAAATTTCAACCCTAGGCACGCCTCCGGTCGTTGTATTTATTTGTCTCCGGAAATGACCTGAAAGTGTGTACGATTCTCCACGATTCAACCTCGCAACGTAAGTATGCAACGAGTCACCACTTCTAACACAGGCATTTTTCCTCCCAAAAGGGGAGATCCAATCCTTATCATACCCTGGTTCAACGCCCCCGATCTTTGGATTTCCTTGATGCGGATACCAATAAGTACTCTGAGACAAATCTGTCGACAAATCCGCCCAATTATAAGTTATATTTGCAGTAGACAAGTCGAAAGAACATAATTCAAACGAATGATCTCGTATTAAATTTTCTTTAGAAACTACCGAATACTTTTCGTCTGATTCTGACTCTTTTAAAAAGAAATCTCCATCAATAGCTGTTATACTAACACCGGTTATATCCCCAGCCGTTATCGACCCTAGATTACCTGTAACTGCGGATAACTCAGCAACATCCAATTTATCAGCAGTAACACTGTGTATCTTAGCGCTCGTAATCGTAGCATCTTCGATTTTAGCGTTAGTAATTGCCCCGTTTTCAATTTTCGCATTAGAAATAGCACCGTTTTGTATAGCGGCATTTCCGATAGCTGCATTAGCAATTATTCCGCTTTCTGCCGTTATCGTACCTGTTGCTATTTCATTAGATGTTACGGTATTAGCGTATATATTTCCGCCATCAATGTATGTTGTATCTTCGTATCCCCACAGTTTTAAAGGTGCGTTGTCTGCATAGTCTTGTTGGTCTTCTGGTGCTGGAGTCCAGTCGGTTCGTTTATTTCCTCTTTCCAGTTTTGCTTCTTTATATTCAGATTCATAAGTGACCCCGGTTGGTCTGTTCTGTATGCACAATCTTATATAATACGTTCCTTCTGGTATTACGCTCGTAACTGTAGATAAGCCTTCTTCTCCATTATCGATATCATTTCCATATACATTCAAATGATTTGTATTATCTTCCCTCTCAAATCTAAATCTAACTGCGCCACCAAAGTCTTCGTGCGACTTTAAAAACGCACTAAACGTTATTTCATCCCCGTGTTTTAATCCAACGCTATCAATAGTAATTCTCTCGACAGTTGCGTAAAACGTTGAGTGTTCAGCAACTTCAAATGCGTTGCTAGTTTCTTTTAATAAATTCCTTCCGCCAATCTCTATCTTAGTAGGATTATACCCATCATCAAACTGTACCCCACTGCCAATCTGTATACGCTCAGAGGCAATAACACCGGCGGTAATTTTTTCAGCGTGAATGTTATCTATTTTAGCGTTAGTTACCGCTAAATCTTGAATGGCAGCCGAACCAACGGCAAGCTCAGCGATCTTGGCTTCCGTAATCGCATAGTTTTCAATCTTATTTGTTTCAACAGAACCATCGGCTAGTTTTTCGGCTGTGACCGCTAACTCATCAAGTTTATCGTTTTCAATAGCCCCATTCTGAATTTTAATCGCCGATATAGAATCATTAGCTAACTTTTCCTCATCTACTGCATTATTAGCTAATTTTTCTGTGATAACGGACCCATTGGCTAGTTTTTCCGCTGTAACTGCAAGGTCTGCTAACTTTTCGGCATTAATAGCGCTCATTTCAACGTCAATATCTTGTACTCTGACTGTCTGTGCGCTAACTTCTGACGAATAACCAGACGCTGTACCTCTCGTGTTTACCGCCCTAACTCTGAAAAACCAGATTTCGTTCGTCTCGGCTTCAAACATGATGCTTCCTGCCTTACCACTCCACACTAAATTACTAACAGCAGGTGTAAAACCGGGTGTCTGTGACGCATAAACTTCGTATGACGCAATGGTAGATGAGCTATTGTAATCCCATTTAGCCGATATAACCTTAAAAAAACCTTCCGCTACCACGTTTTGTGGTGTCGATGGCTGATCATCTCTAAAGTTATTATCATCAATCTCAACGTTTTCTACGGCTGTATCTGCGTAATCTTTCGAGTTGCTGTATACAGTTAAATCTCGTTGCTCGATTTCATCTTTATTATACGTATATTCCTGTACTTGAGCGAGACTTACCTTACTAGCTATCTGTTGTTGCATTTGTTGCCAAACTGCATTTACCTCTTCCTCTGTATACTCAACATAATCACCTAAAGTAACTGTCTTTTGCGATACATCAGTGATCGACCTGTCCATTGTATGGATTCGAGCTTCTAAATAAAGAGGTGGACTAAAACTGGTCTCCTTTAGTTTGATCACTTGCCCAAATCTTAGTTGTTTGTTTTCCATGCCTGGTACATGCTCAAGATCGGCGATGGTAGTTTCATAGGATATTAACGCATTAATCTGCTTATCCAACTGTACTTGCGTCAGTTCAGTTAAACGTTCAAGTGAAGGATCTTCGTCAGTAAACTGTGGCTCATACGTTTTAATGATATGCCGGCCGTCTTTACTCCATCGTTGTCGAGCTTCCTCATCCTCGACCAATACTTCTAATCGTGTGCCATCTTCCTGTATTGGACCAAGTCCAACAAGTGCAGTCACTACATCATCAATATTAAAAATACGTCTAATGTTGATTAAGTCTTTACCAAGCGTAATTTCACGACCTTCCCACACGCCGTCTGGTTCAACAAGATCAACATATCGACCTGTTACTCGATTTGCGCTCACTTCAATTCTAAAGCTTAATTCTAAATTAAATAGAGTTGCTATGCGCTTTAAAAACGAATACGGGTTAGTGTGGTTTTCGATTTCTATTGTTCGACTGCCTGTAAATTCAATTACACCTAATTCCCACCCCGTATTAGCAAGCGCAAATTGTCCAGCTGTGGACGCTGTTGCGCCCGATAGTATCTGTGGTGATATGACTTTAGCTGTTTTTAAGGATAGATAACTAGCTGTTGATAAAACTTCGACCTTTTTACCATCTAGGTCAGTAAATTGCTCCACCTGGTTAATTGTAAATTCAACATACCGACCATCTTCGCCTGGGATGATTAAGTGATTACGATCTTCTAAAAATTGACCAAATTCCATACCCGAAAAGGTCATAAATTGAAACGTCTCTAAAGTGTCCTCTAAAGACTTGTGGTGGTTATTGTCTAGTATATTTTTTGATGTGATCACATCAAGCACATGGCTACCGTCTGTTATGTGTATTTGACTCATTTTATCACCTCACTTTATAAATGCCTTGGTCTATATGTGCACTTAGTCGTTAAAATATTATCTGGTTGCTGCACAATCTGGTTGCTGCCTTTTTTTAAGTTAAAGTAGCTGGATCCAAATGTTTTAAGGTCATTTCTCGGCTCCCCATTTAATAAAACATCTTCATTTTTGTGATCAAAAGTGATTTTATCCCCTGCATACGCCACATAAGGAATCTGATAAGCATTGGGGTTATTGACCTTCCACACTTTTAGATCTTTAATCTTCATGGTCGCTGAATTGTGTCCATCGAAAATCCCAATATGAAATTGCACTTGTGCCACAGGCTGCTGAAACTCATTGTTATTATCTTTGTACCGTTGGATGCGCCTTGCATGATGCGTGCCATCAGCTCTTATTTTACCTGCATACAACATCCAATCTTGACCTCTCCGTTCTAATCTTAAAATGCCATCAAAGTCATTCCATAACTCTCCGTAAGCATCACTGTTGGTATCGGATAAAAAGATTAACTGCTGTTGTCTACTATCGTTGCGTAAATATCCTGCTAATCTATTACGTTTCATGTTTTCCCACGCGTCTATAACTCTTAGACTTGCGATCACATTGTTGTTAATATCTAGCAAGGATACGTCAACACGCCCAACTCTATTGCTAGCATTAAATAAATCTACAAGGACATCAATTTTAAAATTTTGTAATTGCTCTGATAGACTTGTTTTTAATGCTGGACCATACCACTTAGCGCTACCTTGTGAGCCGAAACTTTGAGCAATAAAACCACTACCGTCTGACACCATGGATCCAGATACCGTACCAGCATCAACTTGTGTACCTGGTGTCCAGCCGGTTGTTGATGATAGTGGGTTGCTAACGACTAATTCATCTCTGACAAACGGTTCGGTTTGATCGTCTAAAGGCTCACCGATCATCATGTATTCATTATCTGTGTTTTGTAGCATAATAAAAGTTGTATCTTCTTCGACTTCGACCTCAAAAATAGGTTCTGCTTCAGCTGTTCCTAGATTTTCGATGTTTACAAAATCACTTGGAAAAGTAACCTCTTGTTGTGGTCCATAAGCATAAGGATCTGCGCAAACAAAAGTAATTGTTCCTTTACGCTGGTCAGCAAATCGACTAAAATCAGGGATGCCACCATCCACTTTTGCATAATATGTTCGACCAGGCTCATCTGAGAACTGTAACTCTACCGGCTCATCTGTTAGCAACCATGCTGCTAATTGGTTGATTTTATCAAGAGCATCCTGATCATCGGTTACGATAAATCCAATAGGTTGACTAATGTAAAGGACATCAGTAGTGGTTGATTGTATATACGCACCTAAACGACCAGACACTCGCAAAAGATTGTTAGTTACGGGAGCAAAGGGAGATTTCTGACGTCCTTCCAGCAAATACAACCACGGCTTTGTTTCTCCGTTAAATGTCATTTTGATCATGTCGCAAATTGCCCCCTTAATCTATTTGTTGTATCTTGTATCTCAGTAACTACTCTAGCCACCCCTTTACCGACAGCTCTGCTATCCATTTCACTTGTTACATGTACTTCGATAACCACTGGTTGACTTGATGATTGTGTAGCATTATTAAGCTGACTCACAACCCGATTAGCCTCTCCTGTAGGTGACACACCTGTCGCATAACCTGGCACGTTGTTTAACGCGCTAAGGATTGACTTTGTCTCGTCGTGGGTAAACACTTGATAGCCAGCTGGTCTGTTGTATAGACCAAAGTCTAGCAGTTCCCATTTGTCTCCCATACGTCCTAGTTCAATGCCTTGTTCACCAGCTAAAAAATTTCCACCTGGATGGTAGTCAGTACCTGTCGCATAACCAAAGCGTGCAATTTCAGATGATTTGGGTTGTAGGTTTATTGTGCGACTTAGAGGCGAAGTCCAATCAGTATTAAAGCTATCTAACGATGGATTAGCGCTTATTCCAACTTCTTTATCTATTTTTCTCTCTAATGTTGTATTAAGTTCACCAGCTTCGCCTTGTATATCTTTAATAGACTCTTCTTGTTCTTTTAATTTATCAATCTGATTTTGATACTCTTCGGTGGTTAGCTCGTTATCACTTAATTGTTTACGCAGTTCAGACCGTTGCTCACGTAATGCCTCGTTTGCATCCTGTATAGATTTATATGCGTTACCTTTCTCGTCGACAATTCCCTCTTGATATAAGAGCATACTTTCGTACTGTTCCAGCATATTATTATAAGAATCGATCTCTTCATTGACACCATCTAAATTCTCACGTTGTTTTTCAATTTTACCTTCAATTTTTCCAATCTGTTTATCACTAATATCAACAATACCCTCTTGAACCATTAGCTCATTCTCAAGTTCAAGTATTTTCTCGCTAATGACCAAACTGTCTTCTAATGATAAACCCACTTGCTGTTCTCTTAATTCGTTTATCTCAGCACTCAATTCGCGAGTTCGCTCACTAGCCTTAATGTAAGCTTGCGTTTCGCTTTCTTTCTTCTGTTCAAGTTCTATCAATTTCTCTTGATATTTGATTTGATCAGCTAAATTTTTTACATGCTCATCCATTTGCGATGTGATATCAGCATATGATTGATCTATAGCTCGTTGACGTTCTAGGTTACTAAGCTCTCTTAATTCGTCTGATACACCAACATAAGCATTTCCTTGCTCACTAATGGCTTCAACTACCTCTGGATTACGTTCAACTATCGCTTCATTTATTGATAAAAATTCTTCCATTTCCTCGTTTGTAAAACCCGATGCTTCTAAAAGATCTTCTTGTTCTTTTACAAGTGCTGCAATTGCTTTATCAGAATCTGCTTCTTTTAGTTCATCCATAATATCCATGTAACGTAGCATTTCATCAGTCGTTAATTTATTTTTTTCTTGTAACCTCTCATAAGCATCAATAGTCTCATCTAATGCTTGAACCTCTTCGAATCTCTTTTGAATGGCTTGATCAGTTTCGGTAATGCTTTCTTTTGTTTCACGGTTTAGTGCATAAATACCTAAACTAAGAGCACCAACGCCTGCAACAGCCAGACCAACTGGCCCCGTTAAACCTAAAGCGCCTAATTTGCCTAATAGCGCTCCACCTCCAACTTTTCCTAGTACACCTGCCAGTCTTCCGCCGATTTTTACCACTCCACCAATCGCTGTCGTTAAATTCCCCATGACTATGGCTGCAGGACCGACAACTGCTGCTAACCCAGCCATAGTTATAATGGTCCTTTGGGTATCGGAATCTAATTCACCAAATTTCTGTGCTAAATCAGTAGCAAAATTAACGACATCTGTAAAAACAGGGATAAGATGTTCAGCAAATTGCAATGCCAATTCCTGAGTAGCTGATTTCAGTTGTTCTACATTCCCTCTGGCGTTATCTTGCATCGTATCAGCTATATCATTTAACGCACCATCAGCATTTGAAACATTTTCTTTTAGATCAACGTAACCATCATCAAGTTCACTCATCAACGCTTGGAACGTCTTCATGTGCTCTTTTCCAGCAATCATGCTGACATATTGAGCACGTTGCTCATCTGTCATGTCTTGTGTTCGATCTTTGACCAGCCGTAACGTTTCTTCTAATCCGATAAATTGACCATCCGCATCAAAAGCTGATATATTCAATTCTTCTAGCGCTGTACCAGCTCGTCCAGCACCACTCGTTAAGTTGATCATGATTGCATTTAAGCCACGACCCGCTTCACTTCCTTTAATTCCATTATCAGCCATGACTCCTAATAATGCAGTTGATTCAGCAAGTGGTACATTAAATTGATTTAAATTTCCACCAGCTACAAGATACGCTTGCATCAATTGATCAATACTTGTGTTCGATGATCGCGATGCTTCTGCAACGTTGTCCAAATATGCAGGTAAATCCTTGACCTCAATACCTAATGCACTCATCGAGTCCGTTACTAAGTCAGATGCTCGAGCTAAGTCAATGTTACCCGCTTCAGATAACCGTAAAATAGGCTCAAGTCCGTCTAACATTTCTTGCGTTTCCCAACCAGCTAATGCCATGTACCCTAATCCGTCTGCTGCATCAGATGCCGATTTGGTTGTGGTCGCGCCCATTTCACGCGCGGCCGCTTCTAACAATTCTAAGTCACTACCTGTTGCGCCAGAAACTGCTTGTACATTTGACATAGCCGCTTCAAATTCCGTAGCTGTATTCAAAATTAAAGCACCCATCCCGACGATAGGTGCTGTTACTCTCATGGACCAGGACTTCCCGAAACTAGTCATCTTTTTGCCGACATCTTGCATTTTTTGTCCTGCTTTGCCCATCTTGTCAGATAATTGGTTCCATGGATTGGTTTGTTTATTTAACTCATCAGTCACGCCTTTTAATGCATTTTCCGTTTTGTTCATCTCTGCAACAGCTTTTTGATACTCATACATTGCGTCTTGTGTTTCCTTTGAGTTTTCACCTGTTGCCGTTGCGCTTTCTTCATATCGGCGTTTTAATTCTTGCACTTTTCCTTGTTGTAAGTCTAAGGTTCGACTAAGTACATCTTGTTTGCGCCTTAATTCTTCGGTTCCACGAGCAAAACCAGTACCAGATGAGGTGACCGCTTTTTGCTCTTGCTTTAAGCTTTTTAATTGTCGATTGACACCAGCCATCGATTGTTCAAATTGAGCACTATCTAAACTGATTGTCGTTCTTAATGACCCAACATTAGCCATGCGTTCACCTCACTAGATTAATTTGATTTCGTCAATGTAGACCAATTCGACCTCTTCAGATTGATAAAGGCTCAAATAAAAATGGATGTCCATCTCGTCGATTTGACCGAGTGTCCACCCATTTTTCAATAACGTTTTATAGAGTTTTTTTATGCTTTTGAGATCATTTTTTGCGTTTTCCTTACGGGAAGCCTTCAACTTGTCTATTTCTTCTTTGGTTAAGACTTCCCCTGATCGTTTCCCTCTTTATTAACTGTCGGAGCTTGTCCCGTACGCACAAAGTAAAAAACACTCGTAATGGTATTCACGAGTTCGTGCGATGCAATGCCATCGTAAAAATCATCAACATTAAATTGATTGCCGTATACGTCACAAACAAAATTAACAAGCTTATCTGTCTCTTCCAATCCCATATCGGAGTAATCAATCTCAGATTCAAATTCTAATAGTTTGCGATGATGACGAGCCGAGACAAAAGGAGGCTGATAAACAACCTCCTGCAGATCGTCACCTACTAGTTTTTTAAGTGTTAATTGCATGTCGTTCCCTACCCTTCAGGTGTTTCTTCATAAGGCGCATCGAACCAAGTGTCAAATATAATCTGGTCGATTTCAGTGTCATCCGTATCAGCATCTGCTCCATGTTGGTTATCTGAGTTTCTTCGAATAAATCTACCGTTAATAGTAGGCGTTTGAAACGCTGGAGTTTCTTGTTTTGTTTCATAATTCTTCTCTGGTGGTGTGAATTTGCCTTTATACAAAACTACATGTCTATATGCACCATTAGATTTTTCAGATCTGAATGCCAATGCGCCGTATGGAGATCTATCATCTTCACTGTCAATCAGTACACCATCACTATTAATTCTTTTGCCTAAAAGAACTGCTTGCACTCTCTTACTTAGATCATCCGTTTGAAGCACAACAGTTGTAGCCCCTCGACTTTCTGCCGTTTCAGCTACTCCGTCCTCTGCTCTTAACTCGCCAGTGTTAAATGTAGGTTGCACATTGGCTGTCATTGCCTTACCTACCCTCACACCTTCATCGTAAGTAGTTCCTTCCTCGTCATCTTTTGTGACTGGGAAAAAATAAATATCTCTTAAACCTACTGTTGCCATTTATTTTGCCTCCTCTATTTTGTAAAATCGCAAGATATAATGAAAAAGACCTGTGTCTTCTTCGTACATTTCATGTTCAAAGTTTTTCTTAAATCCTGCTTCTTTCATCAATTGTTTTGCTTGTTTTGCATAATTATTTGGATTACCAGGTGTGAAAATATCAATTTGGGCATAAACAGTATTGTATTGCTCACCATCATCCGCATGAAAATCCACTTGCGGTAAATAAAAAAAGCGAATATACTCTGATTCACCTTGTCTTTCTTCTTGATATATAACTGGTAAATTAATTGGTTCTAAAGTATCTAAAATTAATCTGTTTAAATTCATTACATGACCAACCCCAAACTTTGACGTAAACTATCGGCCATAGCTTGTTCAATTTTAAGTCTATTCCTCATAAAGCTTGGCCCCATAAATGGCATCGCGCGCATTTTAGATGTGCCAAACTCAATAAAATAACCATAAAAAGCACGACCTTGATTATCAACGTAGATCTCAATCTTGCCTTGTTCTACATCCGACACTTGTATATGTTCTTTCAATATACCTTTGCGCACCCTTACAACGGCTTGTGCGCCTTCTTGCATCACTTTTGCACCTGCTTTTAAGGCAGCATCTTCTGCCTGTTTCATGTGTGATTGTGTACGTTGTAATTCATTGACCAACTCGTCTAAACCGTTCATTTCAAATTTCATTATGTGACTGCCTTTAAGATGACTGTCATGGTTTTCATCAATCCGTCATCATCTTCAATGGATTCGATTTCATGCTTCTTTTTTCTCCAGTAGACTATTAAACTTTTAGGCCTTTCACTGTCTAATAGCTTTTTCTGATATCGAATCGTAAACTCACGATTATGCTCCATTTGAGATTGAGCAGCTAAAAATCGAGTATTACCTTTTAGCGTTTTTAGACTGCCCCAGGCTTTTGTATACTCTATTTCACTCAGAATCGGATAGCCTTCTTCATCTATTGCATGGTTCTGTTTAAATATTAGTCGATGTATTTGGTCTCCTGCATTCATTCTTCATCACCTGCCGGTAATTCACGAGCTTTTAGTTGTAAAATAATCCGTTCTAGGCTGTATTGTAGATTGGTAGTGATTGTTCCCACCACTTGCGGTCGTCTTTCCTCATAAAAATTAGCCACCAATAATTTGACGGCCATTCCATACCTTTTGGTAGATTGATCTTTAATTCCTGAATCCTCTAAATCTTCTACCGCTGTTCCTATTAAATTTTCGAGAAATACTTTTTCTTGTGGTTCTTCCTCAATGATATCCTCAATACGTAAATATCTAGCTACCTCTTCAACAGTTGGCACTGCCATCTTTCATTACCCCCTATTCAGCAAGTAATGATTCTAAATGCTCTAAAACACCTTTACGTGCTTTACCTGATTTTTCTTCCTCAATTAATTCAGTAACTTGTACATTATCTAAATCGACTAATCTTTCAATTACTTCTGAAACATTACCATTAAGAATAGAATCACCTTTTGCTTCCTCAACGATTTCATATTTGATCTTGTTCTTTTTCAAAAGTTCTAATCGTTTCTCATCCGCTTCAACTACTGTTCGTGCTTCGATTAGTTTTTTTGTGATGCGATCTCTAAAATTTTTCTCTGCCTTGATTTTTACCATTTTCAATTCACCTCTTATTTTAAATTATTAAAAGAGGGGTATAATCCCCCCCTTACATTAAGCTTCTGGATCCGTTGCCACTTTCGCAATACGGAATGCTGATTTTAGCTTGATTTGATGATCTACCCAAGCTGTTAACACAAACAATTCAACACCTGTTTTCACATCTTTATCACGATCACGTAGCATTTGTAAATCGTAGTTAAAGTGGGAATACTGGAAGTCACCAACAATAGGCTCTTTTGCTGCATCCACAAATTCAACTGGTTTTCCTAATACTTGTTCTGGTTGAGCGCTGTATAGTGATGCGTTACCGTTAGCTAACACTTCGATAATGTCCATGTAATCCTTATAAGTCATAACAATTTTCGCATTATCGCGGAAATCTTCATGTAAATCAGCAATAGCATCTTTAATTGCTTTATATTTACTTGTCGCTTCTACTTTTTTGATTTTATTTTGCGTTGAATAGAATGACATATGCTCTTCTCCTGTAGCAGGTGTAGTGGCAAATGCAACTTTCTTTTCCTTAGCTGCTAAACCAGATTCAAGTCCTCTATCTACAGTTGTAACAAGATTTGTTTTTGTTCCATTTAAAACTGTTTCGGAAATCGGCACAAATACTTTGAATTTATGACGACCAAATGTAACCGTATCACCAGTTGCTTTCATTTCCTTCGCTGTTTCGGCATCACCGATAAAGTCATCATCATCCAATTGGAATGCAATTTTCGGAATTTCTAAGTTTGTTTCTTGCGTAAATACAGAAATGTCTCGCAATGGATTTTTAACAAATGGCTCATGAATAAGATCATTAGATACTGTTTTTGGCAGTAACTTTTCTCCACCAGTGCTAGGATTTGTGTTATCACCTAGCGCTTGAAAGACCTCTTTCGTAATAGGCTTATTGGTCATCGTAGCACGAATCATTTCCGCTTTCGCTTCGACTTTCTTTTGTTTTGGATCATTAATACCTTTGATGTTGTTTTGATCTTCGAATTTTGCTTTTTGTTCTGCTTCTAGTTGATCATGCTGCTCTTTAATCACATCAAATCGTTGTTTCAAATCATCTCGTGATTTTTGTAATGTTTGAATATCCTCAGATGTTTTAGATGTGTCAATAGCAGCATCCGCTAATTCATTTTCCACTTTTTGAAGTTGTTGACCGATGGTTGTCATATTTTGCTTGTACTCAAAAAGTGTCTTCTGACCACCGAAATACTGCAAGTCATTTAGTCGTAACCATTGCCCTTTTTGACGTTGTTGAACTGATTTTAATAATGCTTGGCTCTTTTTCATGTTAAATTCCTCCTAAAATATCGTCTATTAGTGCTGAATTTTGTTTGGATTGTTCAGCTATTTTTTGTCTTCGTGCCATTTCTTCTCCAGAAATACCTACCTCGTTATCTGCTTTCTTCTGAAGAACTTTCGGCACATTTTTATATTGCTTAAATAAATTTTCACTTACGGATGCAACAGCTAGATTTTCTTCCAGAACTACATCGGCTAAACCATACTGCTGAGCCTGGTCTGCAGATAACCATGTTTCGTTATCTAACATTTTCTTTAGGTCATCTTCATTTAACTTTTCACCTGCCTTTTGAAGATAACTTTGAATAGCTGACTCTCCAATTCGATCTAAATCATCAGCTTGCTTTCTCAATTCAGTAGCATTACCCATGGCAGATGTCATAGGATTGTGAATCATAAGCATAGAATTTTTATACATATGAATAGTGTCACCAGCCATTGCGATCACACTTGCAATGGATGCTGCTAAAGCATCTACGTACACATTCACTGTCGCTGGATGACGTTTTAACATGTTATGAATTGCCACACCTTCAAAAACATAACCACCAGGCGAGTTTATATATAAATTGATATTAGAGATATCTCCTAAAGCATCTAAATCTTCTTTAAAGCTAGTAGCGTTCTGATCTTCAGGGAATTCATCCCATGTAAATCGGACAATGTCACCATAAATAAAAATATCACCTGATTGACCATCAGCAGACATCTTCATTTCCCAAAATTTTTTCTTTTTGTTTTTTGCTCCCAATTTTGTTCTCACCACCTTTCAAGCAAAATAAATACACGTCAATGACGTGTTATTCGCTGTTTTTATTGGCATTGCTAGATTTTCTCTCGTTCGGATCCAACTCCATTGGATATAGGTCACCAGACAACCACAACTTAGCAGCGTTTCCTCCTTCTGGTGGCTGATCTTCTAATTGTCTTACTTCATCTGGTTTCAACCAACCACTTCGGATAGCTTTTGTATAATAATCTGCTTGTGTAGATGTATCAGCTCTAAGAAGAGCCTTTGTATTAAATTTAAAATAAAATCCAGACATCCTTTCGCTTGGTGTAAGCAACTTTTTCTTAAATTCTTGTTCATACTGTCTCACAATAGGCATTAGAGTGAGATCTACATACATTCGCATTAACTGTTCATTACTGGAATAACTTTGCCCCTCAGTGTCATTTAGCATAGTGGTTGGCATGTTGTAAACGTTAGCTACTCTTGAACGTGTAATCCGTTCGGACGCGAATGTATCAGCTGCAACGTATTTTCTTTCCAATTCTTTAATTTCTACACCTTGTTCTTGGAACAATATACCACCGTTATCTTTGTAAAATCGCTTAAAATCATCAATTACTCTTTGCCTTTTATCATTATCTAAGTTACCCGCGTATTTAAGAATGAATGAGTTTGGCGCTGACTGCATTTCCTTCAAGCTAAATTCTCTGACCGCTTTATCAAAGTCGTTGGCATTCTGCAGAACCTTTATAGGATTAATACCTTTCAAACTACTAGATCCAACTATATGCTTAACATGTAACATTTCCATGTTATGCACATAATATTGATTTCCATCTTCTCCTAACACTTGATACCATAATTCTTTTGTATTTTGCTCTATAACCGGTTCTACATAATCAGGATTAATTAAAGTTAATCTTGATGGCTGCAACCTGATATCACGTTCGATAAGAGCATAGCCATTCCCTTTTTCATCTCTAGCTGTCTCTAAATTACGAATAAATTCAAAACCAGTCATGTTAGGATTTGGATTGTTAATTAGCACATCAGATGCACTATTTTGCTTTATTTCATAGTTTTTATAGAGTTTTAATGGCAAAGTGGCCATACTGTTTGATAAGCGTGTAACGGCACTGAAAATAGTTTCATTGGTGGCTAAGGTAGAATTATCAATACCCCAAAATGTCCTACCTGCCCAGGAAGAAAAATCATATGATACTCCTTTCCATGCAATATAGGCACCAAATGCAGCGTTTTTTACCCGTTGAAATATATTCAATGTCTCACCACCTTTCCGGGGGAAATTAGGTTCGTAATGCGACTTACTTACCCAAAAATCGGTATTGCGTGTCAAACTCTGCCTTAGTCTTACCAGTTATCTCTCGGTATACTGAGTCTAATGTTACTGTGTCTGAGTACAAGATAACTCCATTAAATTCAGCAGAAACCAATTTTCCTTTTTCTCGATAACTTAATAATTCATTAACAACATGATCTATGGTGCTTCCCGGTAAGAACTCCACTTGCTCATACTTTTTATCCATTTCTCCACCTCCTCTACTTCATCAAATCAGCCATACTAACAACACCAATATCTCCATCACCTGAAGGAACAACTAACATTTCTATTACTCTGGTGTGGGCATTCAACAGAGCTGCGAATCCATCAATTTTACGGTACCTTCCTGCTTTTGTTGGCAATCTATTATTATTTCTATCCTTCACTAGCTCCACATTGTTTATATACCAACGTAACATTGGATTTTCATTAAAGATAACCTTCCCATCTAAGAACATTTCTTTTAAATCGTCTAGTGCAGGACCAAGTGTAACGAAACCTTGCCTCACTTTTTCTGTTACATAACCTTTGTCTTCGAGTGATTTATTCAATCTAAAGGCTTTGGCAGGGTCATATGTTATTAATTCAATATTGTATTTTTTCGCCTGGTCCTCAAACCATTCCTCAACTAGATCCTTATTGATGTAATCCTCGTCAACAATGGTGAGATAACCTTGTTTTTCCCATTCCCGATAAGGTATCTTTTCATTGTCCTCAATAACTTTTTTAAGTGGGATCCAGGAATGAGATAAAACAAATACCTCTCCAGTTTCTAATGGAAATTCTAAACAACCACTCGTAAAATCTTCCGAGTCCGATAAATCATAACCTCCAACTGCAGTCGCACCTTTAAGAGCTTTAACGTCATGATGTTTGTTATTCTTCTGCAATGTCTTAAAATCAATAAACGGAACTTTACTACCATTAGCAAAAACATTAAATTGCTTAGTAATGAAATCAGAACGTTCTTCAGGTGTACGTTTATCCTTGTCCCAATCATCCATAAGTATATCTAAATCGAGAGATACGCCCATGTTTGGATTGGCTTTAATCCACATTTCAGGTTGTTCAAATTCTTCTACCTCATCCAATTCAGCTAAATAATAAAAAGTACGCTCATCTTGAATAGCACCATCTAAAACTTGTGCACCGTCATCATAATATTTAACAAGTGGACCATCTAGTTGATATCCAGCTGTTGTAATATATAAAATTAACGGTTGCTTACGAGATCCACGCGATTTTTTGATAACGTTGATCAGTTTATAATCTTTAAATTCGTGAATCTCATCAAAAATACCGAGATGAGTGTTTAAGCCATCTAATTTTTCGCTGTCAGATGCCCTTGGTTCAATTTTAGAGATGGTTTTATCATAGTAAATGGCATCTCTTGTTGGTCTGAATTGTCTTCTCAGCTTCGGTGATTTTTTAACCATCGCCTTTGCTTCATCGAAAATGATGCTCGCTTGTTGTTTTGTATTGGCCAATAGAAATACGTCCGCTCCATTTTCTCCATCCTTACTAAACGAATAGAGCGATAAACCACTAATCAAAGTCGATTTACCATTTTTACGACCAATAAAAATAAGGCCCTCACGAAAGCGCCTTATGCCTGTATCTTTATGAATCCATCCATATAATGAACCAATTACGAAATGTTGCCATGGTTGAGCAACTAATTGATTATAAGCACCTTTTGAAGGCTTACAGAACTTTTCGATAAACCTTACAGGATGATGCCCTTTTTCTTCAATGAAGATCCAGGGAAATTCCTCTGTTCCTTGTCTTTTTAAATCATTTAGATGTCTCTGTGCTGCTAGAATGTTATTTTTACTTGCAACGATTTTTCCTTTAACAACTTGTTTAGCATACCAGGTTGTTAATAACTTGTCGGATGTTTCTTCACGAATATTGCCCTCTTTTACCTGGTCTTTTTTCCATGTAATAAAACTAAAACTTTGATTTGCTTTTTTTATATTAGAAGTTGTCGAAGTCGTTGTCATCTTCTCCATTCACTACTTTCTTTCGTTGTGCAGGAGTAAGACCAAGTGATTTCAGCAAATTATTAAGTACTTGAACGGTTTTCGTTAATTCGATAGCTAGAGGATTTTTCACAAGATTTGTAGCCCCCGCTTTATTAGTGTGCTCCATTAATAAATCAGATTTCTTTAATTCGGACTTCATTTTCCTATAAAATTGATGTGTTTCAACATATAATTTTATCAGTTCTTCATCTGATTCTTGATAATTCTCACCAAGGTATTCTCTGAGTAATTTCGCGGTTGGAACTGCCATTTTGCAAATCCTCCTCTCACTATTTTTTTGTTGTTACCCCCCTTTCATGAAAATTCTTCCGTGGTGTATAGGAAGGGGCGGCACGGTCTAGGGCATTTCTTACCTCCAGTTTATTTGGGAGGGGGGTACTACCATGGTTGCTCTGGGTTTTGATTCACTTCAAAAACTTTAATTTTATTTGAGAATTTCTTTTCGTTCTTCATTCCAAAACCTTTCTCTGGATGAAGATCATTGTGACAAGGAAAGCAAACACTGATTAAGTTAGTGTCTACTAATGCAAGGCTTGGATTATCCTTAAGGTGTACAATGTGATGAACCGTATCAGCTGGTACTGGTTCATCAGCCCTAAGACATACCTGACATAAGTAGCCGTCCCTTTCTAGAACGGTGTCCCTCTTTTTTTGCCACATCCAACTTTTATAAAAGACGTTTCTCATTCTTATCGTAAGTTTAGTTTTTTTCGTCCAAAGGTATGGATAAATTTTCACTTATGTTCAACTTCCATTTTCAATTGATTATGCAAGAAGATAATCTTCCGCTTTAACTTTGCTAATTTGTTTTTCTGTTTAATTTTTAGTGGATGTTTATTTTGCAACCTTCTTATTTCCTCTTGCATCTCTTTTAGATCATCATTCAAATAATGTGTGGTGTATTGTTTATTACAATTCGGACACTCAAAATAATGGCGTTCAACATTGTTTGGTAATAACTCAAATGACTCAGTAGTTAGTTGTGTTAATTCAAATTCGTGGTTGCAGCTATCGCATTTAGTTATCATGATGGATCACCACCTTTATGATGTAATAGCGCAAAAACTAATTCATTTGAAGTTACACCACAGTCATTTGCAATTGGTTTAACTTTGTTATATGCTTCTTCGAATTCTCTCAATACTCTTGTTGCATGTCTTGCTTCACGTTGAATAGCCTTAAGCCCTTTTAGAGCTTCACTAACACCAACGTTTAACTTACACTTTACATCGCCCATATTCTTTGCTGTTCCTTCGCACGACTTAATGTCTGCCATGACTAACACTCTCCTTTTATGCATAATAAAAAGACACCTCATTGAGATGTCTTAGCTTGCTTTATTCAAATATACTTGGCTCATACCATCGTTCTACAAACGCCATACCGTCATCGGTTCGCTCTGTAGTAATCTTAATAATATTACCACTCCCTTGTAGATAGGGAACTTCCCAAAAACTAACCATTTCATTAACATCGTCTGTTTCTTCGGCAATATGTGCAGCCAGATCGCTTGCATACATATCTACCATTTCCTTGGATGTACCAGCTGAGTTTTGTCTATCAAAAGATAAATCAACTAAAACAATATACCCTTCATCAGACCCCAAATCTTCGTTAACACGAATGTCTAGAATAGATGTATCTTCATATTGTTCGCTGACCCTTGATCTAATTATTGATCTTATCTCAGCTTCATCTACAGTCAAATTAACATCGTCAATTTCCCCATTAATCTCATCTAAATCATCTGTCTCTTCTACGTTCGATTCCTCGACTAATTCTTCATTGTTTCTCTCGTTTTCCTCTCGTTCTATTCTTGTTTTTTCGTTATACTCCATTATTGTTTTATCTCGTTCATCAAGCTCATTATTGCACCCAGCCATCAATAATAAAATAAATGATAAAAGTAATATTTTTTTCACAAGACTAACCTCCTATGTAATAATACATAGAATTCTATCATTTTTTGGTTAGGATTACCATAAGCAAAAGCACCACTATGGGTGCTTTACGTTTATATCTTTATAGAACTTTACCAGTCACGTCTAAATCTTTTCCTTTGTACCAACAACTATAAATTTTTATTTTCCCTATACCTTCTAACTCTTTCGCTTTATTAATGTAATCTTTAGCATGATATTCCGAAACTAATTTCTTACCTATTTTAAATTCACCACTTTCTCCCGCTACATCCTCGAAAAAATCCAACATAAGATTCAATTCATTTCTCATTAAGGTACCTCCTCTTTGTCTACTCAGTTCGACATAAAGAGCTAACCGCACCACAAGAGACAATTTACTTAGTCTTCCTGAATTTTAAATCAGAAGGTAATACCTAATGCTTAATTTTTTCATTAGCACCTCGCTTGCACATAAAGCACCTATAACTAATCCGCTTCATAGGCGTGATCATATTATAGGTGCTTTATAACAAAATTAGTTTTTCCTTATGCTACCATAATAACACGAAAAGTGACGTCAAAAGTCGCATGATAGTCGTATAATTTAAAGTTAGTTTCATCTAAAGGGATTTATAGTAATTTGCAGTGATCAGAAAATATATGAGTTGATTTAATGTGATTTAATGTGATTTAATGTGTTATAATATGTTTAGATATTAAAATAATATCTAAACATATTTATTTAATAATAAAAGTGCAATTTAGGAGGCTTAAAATGATGAAAGAATACACTTCATTATTTGCGAACATTGATCGTTCTTTTGCAAACTTGTTTCATCAAATTGGTGATAGTGTTAGTCTCAATAATTTATTGCCTATAACAAAAAAAGATATTGAGTATGATTTTTCAAGATCAAGTAAGACTGCAATCGAAAATGATTGGAAGGTTATGGGCGAGGAGGTGCACAAAGCCTTTGACGAATTGTCAAGAGAATACCGAGTCATCGAATCAAACTGAAAGTAATTTAGAAGAAGCAGCTACAGCTGAGGATATTATTACTCCTGAAGTGGATGATATTCTGGATAAACTTGACCCAGAGGATAAGAAGCAAGTCCTTACAAGAATTGAAGAATTTTCTGGACCGATTCCTCCTCCGCATCTCTTAAAAGGATATGCAGAAGTGTATCCAGAGGCACCAGAAAGATTTTTCGAATTGCTTTTTAGTCAATCGCAACATAGAAAATCACTTGAAATTACTCATCAAAAAAGAGTATTAAACCATAGGCTAATTAGTCTCCTTTTTGGTTTCTTTCTAGTTTTTTCGTTTTTTATTTCAGCAGTTATATTGCTTGTCAAAGGACAAGAAATAACTGGATTAGCATTTTTAATACCTCCACTGGGTACTATAATTAGAGGTCTAATAATATCTACTAAATCAAAAAAAGAGAAAGCAGATACAGAAGACAAAGAAACAGCATAAAAAAAGTATCCAATGATATTTATGGATACTTTTTTTATTATTTAACTCCATCCCAGCACATCAATAGTAGCTTGGATAATTTCATTGCGCCATCTAATCGCTGTTGCTCTATTTACAAAAAGTCTGTTTGCAGTAGCTTCCCAAGTTAATTTGTTTCCATTGTTCCAATACCGGATTTGAACAAGCTTTTTATAATTATCTGGAAGAGCATTATATACTGTTTCAATTGCTTCAGTGACCTCATTCAAATGTTCAAGCCTCTTGCTAGCTGTTAATCTTATAGCCATACGCTCAGTCGGGTTACCTGGGTGTCTAACACTATTAGCCCCCTTTAAAATCGTTGGATCGTCCGGATCCTCGTCAAATGGACAAATAATCGATTCCCTTAATTTAGCAATCCCTTTCAGTGTAGTATGGTAATTATACCACTCTGCCTCTACATGTTTAAATGTTACTTTTTTATGTCTTAAAGTCTTGGTCATAGTTTCTCCCCTAACCTATAGTTTATTGTACGACTACAGATTCTAGCGACAATTTAGCCCTATTTTTATTTATCCTTAGCAGACCCTTATTACAAAATTCTTGATCTAATTCAAATCCAATCCATGTTATAAATGGTGTTCGGTAAAATTGTCACTTTTATTCCCCTCTCTACATGTTATAATTTTCAAGGGGAACATTTGTTCTTTTTTTGCTTAGAGGTCTATTATAGACCTCTTTTATTGCTAAAACAAACTTTCTTGAAAATAACCATGTTTAGCAGCTACAGGATTTACCCATAATATCTCTTCTCTTTTTGCTCCCGCTTCAGCTCTCACATTTAAAGTTTCTTTATGCCAATGACTTAAATATTCGTTATACGCTTCGTGTTCATATCCAGACAGTATGACTGGACCAGGATGTTCATTCAGTTGTTTAATTAGCTCAATGTGATCATATAAAGTCATTTCATGTTTATAGTGTCGTTTCGTTCTAGTTTCAATGACATATGGTGGGTCAGCATATATTAGGACATCATCACGCTTATATCGATCTATTAATTGATCAGCTGGTTGGTTTTCAATTTGAGCTTCTTTTAATCGATCAGCAACCATCAATATTTTATCTGGTAGCCTACTCCACTCCTTTGCCGTCTGAGGACCATTGTATTGAATGATGCTTCTCCAACCTGTTCGATCACTGGTTTTCGCACCAATAGCTTGCCAACAACGCACTAAAAATTTTCGTGCATGTTCCAATTGATCCGATTCATTATCAAGATCATAGGACGCATAATATTCTTCTCTTGAAAGTGGAGTAAATGCTATTTGTCTTGATAACTCCTGTGGTTGGTCTCTTATAACCTTAAAAAGATTTACAACACTGGAATCTAAATCATTTATAGTTTCAACGGTTGACTGTGTCTTGTTAAAAAATACCCCACCCGATCCAAAGAACGGTTCAAGGTATGTATTATGTTCGGGCATGTGACTGATTATCCAGCTGGCCATGCTCCACTTACTACCTGGATAATGCAATATTCTTGGTATAGCCATATGATCACCTTCTTTCAAATATTATTCCTGCTTGAACCATCTTCAATATCAATACGCACTTTATATTTCAATGCGTTGATCTCTTCAATAACTGTTTTAAATGCAGTGTTCCAACGCTTATAGTTAATATCCGCTTCGATTTCCTGCTTTCTGAGGTCTGCCACAGCTATATCAGCAGTGGCAGTTTTATTTGATTTAGCCTGTATATATTGTTCGCTATGTTTTAATTTACGATCAATATACAGGCGTTTATTTTGCTCGTAAAAGATAGTGGATAACCTACCGATAAAAATAAGTTGTTTTGATAACAAGTAAATCCGCTCAACTTTATCTTCTTCGGATAAGTTCATCAGTTGCTGGTGGTACCGCTTGACCTCTTTTAGGTTTTCATCAACTCTTTTATTCATATCGTTCACTAAATCACCTGCTTCGTTCCTCGTTAATATCCCCTAGTACGTCTAATGGAATCATAGCTCCACATTCTTTACATTCGTAAATATCCATGTTCCAGAATTTCATTTCATCTTCTCCACACTGTGGGCAAATATATTCCAAGCGATCACCTCTTAATATCGGATGCTTTTACAAACACACCATTGATCATTTGACCTGTTCTGCCAGCAATCTCAGTGTAAGCTTGATTTAAGCACTCATACAGATCCATATCGTTCTGCTGAGAAAGAATAATTAACGTAACAAGCACATCACCAATCCCATCACGAAGTGCATCTTTGTCATTTCGTGCAAGCGAAGCGGCTACTTCTCCTACTTCTTCCGTAACTTTTAAAAATTGCTTACTACTCTCCGCTCTGTCTAACCCTTTATTAATGGACCATTGTTCAATCTTAGAAACTAACTCGTTCATTTTATCCTCCTAGAAAAATTTATTAGCAGCACACTCATTATCTATTTGCATAGCTTGTAAACTAACCAGTGTACGCTTAAGTGTTTCGTAATCTTTGCCTTTTACCTCGTGATAATCAAATTCGTTAGCCAGTTTTTCAATTACTTTGATCCGCTTCTTAGCATTTAAAATCTCTGAGTATGGCATTGATCTACTCACCTTCTAAATTTATAAATTGTTTTAAAATGCTTTCGGCAAACTCTGTTGCTATTTCTTCCTCACTTGGTAGTAGATCGCGAATATACCGGTTACCAGTAAATAAAATTGATAGTCTTCTTGTATGCTCCCATATATCTGCCCAGGTTTTTACACCATATTTTTCATAAAGCGGTCCCCTATATTTGTCGTATAGATCTGACAATGGTTTATTACGTTGGTTTTGAGGACGTAAATCTTGACCAGTTAGTTCTTTAATTATCTGCGACTTTATATCGGCTACTAGTAAATTTCGTTCTTCCTGAAGCACAACATTTAATCCTCCTTTAGTTTCCGCTTAAGATAGTAAACAGCAGTAGTCGGTAATTCTAACTTTTTCGCAATCTCTGAGACTTTCATTTCAGTAGATTTTAAGAGATTGATAGCTGCTTTTTTTTTAGTTTCACGACTTTTCCCGTTACCTTTTATCAGCTCTCTCATGACTGGTAACGGGGTTTCTGTTATCTTCGCAAGCTGTTTTATTGTCACGCCATTATCACGTGAATAGTTAATATCACTAGACGTTAAATCAGGTCCTTTACATATTAGAGACTCGATCTTTTGCTTTCTTCGTGGTGTAGTTAACTCCTTTCTTAATTTAGCAAGTTGGCGTTCTAGTTTAATCTTTTCTGTTCCTTTTGTCTGGTCGATTTCTTTAATTAACTTGTCTATATTTTCGAGAAGAGTTACACGATCTAAATTCACTTAAATCACCCGCTTCTTGTATTCATATTGCTTAACGCATAAATCTGGCATGTTCGCTCTAACTAAAGCCTCTGCAAACACTGGGGGAACAGAATTCCCGCATCGAGCAACTTGCTGTGTCTTTGGATACCTACGCCCCTCATAATCGCGATCAATAACATAATCATCTGGAAACCCTTGTGCCTTGAATAATTCATGCGGTTGTAACATTCGCATACCAATGTCAACGATCTTATAGTCTTGCCCCGCTATTGTTACTAATCCAAATCGATCTCTTGTGGTAATAGTATGAAGCGGATTATTTATTGATTGACCGATATCTGAATCGTAGTATTTTATTAAGAAAGCTTTTACCAATGCGTGATGATCTACAGTAGTTATGGTGTGTAAAGGCTCTGTCATACTTAATCCGGATCCGGTATAATTACCTCCATAATGTTTTGCGATAAATGCCGAAACAAGTCCGAAGCGGTTAGCGGTTGGAATTGTCGCAATCGGTTCTCTCAATGTTTGCCCTCTTACTCCCTTTTCAGTAGTTTCAGTATAATAATGTGCTAGAAACGGGGTTATCAAACAATGCTCTCCTTTAGTTGTAATAGTTGTTAGTGGTTTATCAATTTCATATTGCAACCTATCTCCACCAAATCCAGTTTGTCCAATACGAACTATATAAGGTTTTGGGTCATTAATTACAAATCGCTGTATACCTCTTGCTATTCTCCGTTGTGTATTTTCTGCTAAAGGCTTCTTACGATTAAAAATGCTAGGGCATGGAATTGACCAGTCTATTATTTCAGAAGCTTTACTGTACGGTTTCTTTAAACCAAGCTGGACATTAACATCATCATTTGGTGCGTGCGTTGGTTGAGGCCATATGATCGGTTGACCATCACAACGTGCAATTAAAAACAATCTTTTTCGAGTGGTTGGCGCTCCAAAGTCGCAAGCTTTTAACTCTCTTGTATCAACTTGGTACCCCAATGCTTCAAGCGATTTTTCAAAACTATTAAATGTCATGCCTTTTTTATCTGGATCGGGAACAAAATCACCTTTACCGTTCTGCTTTAATGGTCCCCATGTTTTAAACTCTTCCACGTTTTCTAACATGATCACCCTCGGCTTAACTTTAATCGCCCAGTTAACAGCTACCCAAGCAAGCCCTCTGACACGCTTATCAACTGGCTTGCCACCTTTAGCTTTACTAAAGTGCTTGCAATCAGGCGACAACCAACATAATCCAACCTTGCGTCCTTGCACAACCTCAGTAGGGTCAATATCCCACACTGATTCACAATAATGTTCTGTGTCGGGGTGGTTAGCCTTGTGCATTGCTATAGCAGCTGGGTCATGATTGATAGCTATATCAACATTTAAACCAGTAGCAAGTTCTATACCAGTGCTTGCACCACCCCCACCAGCAAAGTTATCAACTATGATTTCCCGAAACAGATCAAGTTGCTTTTTCATTTTCTGTCTCCACATCTATACCAACTGCTTTAAGTGCTGCTAGGCATATTGCTGTTGGTGCTGATTTGTGACTTACTTCGTAATTAATGGCGTGGAACCCGTCAAAATATTTAAAATTAACACAATAAACCATTTGATCATCCTGTTCAACATCGTTAATGTTGAAAATCCTAGTATCTCTTAACTTCTCAACAATCCTCCAAGCATGATCTATCCGTTTAAACGGGTCAAAATCAACCCCTAGTGTGATAGTTTCCGCAAACTCATCATCAAAGGCCTCAAGAATATCAATATTTTCATGGTGCGTTGTTTTCCAGCCCATTATTTTAGCAATTCCTTCTAATCTATCAATCTCCCGTTTGTCCATGGTTAATCCCTCACTTTAAATAATCTTTTGTCACACTCTTTACAGTAGGCGTACTTGCCACTTTTATGACTTAGGTGGGAATAAAGCTCAGTGTTGTCTGGATCTTCACCATCAAATCTAAACATACTTGCTACCGATCCTCTAACTTGCTCCTTAATATAATACTGACCGTCATTGCCACAATGATGGCATTTATCAATCGGCGCTTTGTCCATGGTTGACCTCCTTATGTTTTTTTTCTAAAAGCTTCACAACATCTACACCGCTTGAATATAGTAGTCCACTTATTCTTGCAATTTCACCTATTTGATAACTACCTAGCGAGAAACAAGTTACTGCATTCACGACCTTATTCTGATCATTCTCAAATAAAATTTCGTTTATTTTCACGTTACTGACCTCCTTAGCGATTCAATCTTTTACTTTAAACAAAGATAGTTGCTTCTGCTTTTCGGCTACCCAACCAGCGTCAACCCAACTTTTAAAAATTGATTTTCTAAACTGCCCATAAACTGCTTTTCCTTCTTTTCTGTCATTACCTCGGCTCCTGGCCCACACCCACTCACTTTCTGCCTCAATCATTTCAACGTCAGAGTCTATATATACAACTGGCATTTTTCACCTTAGAACGGCAAGTCATCATCACTAATATCAATAGGCTCTGCACCATCTGGAGGTGTATTGGTATTAGGTTGATTACTGCCTTGATTTTGATTTCCGCTATTGGAAGCGGTTTTGTTCTTTGACTCAAGGAATTGCACTGATCCAGCCAATACCTCAGTCACATAAACCTTTTTCCCATCTTGGCCATCATAGTTGCGTGTTTGAAGGTTGCCATCTATTCCGATTAAACTCCCTTTACTCATGTAATTGGCAAGATTTTCAGCTGCTTTATTCCATATCACACAATTTATAAAATCTGCCTCACGATCTCCTTGTTGATTGGAAAATGGTCTGTTTACAGCTATCGTAAAGTTAGCTACAGCTTTACCACTTGCTGTATAACGTAAATCCGGATCCTTTGTTAATCGCCCAACCAAGACTACTCTATTTAACATGTCATGCACTCCTTAAATAAAAATAATGTAACTAAAGCGATGCGGTTTTGCTTTAAAGGTCTTAACAATCTGCACATAATCACCATCTGCATTTAGATATCTATGCTCGAGTACGAATAGTTTCATTTTCGATCACCCGCTTCAGTGAGTGATCGCTCCCGCCAATCTTCAAACCATTTTCGCCCCTGGTCAGATGGTTCGCCAAATGGTCCATTACACTTGTGATGCGCCCAATCGTGGCACCTGCGACATACAGTAACGCCATTGCGCTTATGACCTGTACCACCTTGTGATCTATACGTGATATGATGTGGCACGCTGTCTATTAAATGATTACCGCATTTAACGCAACGGTAGTTATCACGTTTAAAGATTGCTAGAATTGTAGGTGCATTAAAGTTTTTACTCTTAGCACGTTTACGCTTCTTTTTAATTTGCTGATCTTTACTGTACGGATGAAATTCACTTAACATTTTTATCACCCGCTTTTAGATTTTTTTAAGTAGTCACTTAATAACTTTTCAGCATCTTTTTGATCAACGTTATTCTGCTTGATTTGATTTTCCCGCTTTTGACGCTCTTCTTTTTGTTGTTTATACCAATCAGGGGTTTGCTCAACTTTGGTATTTGAGTAACTTTTTCTCTGCTTAAGTACCTGATCATTATAGCGACGAGCATCCTCTAACGTTTTAACGCCATATATTCGCCAATTATTAAACACAGCTTCAATAAATGAGATACCTTTTGCCTCTTTCTTGGCAGCTAATTTTAAGGCTGCCAACATAAGGTCCTTGCCCCACTCATCATAGAATTGACCAAGTAATTCATAATTGAATGGCGTTTCAGTAATAGCCTTTTGGAGGTTATCACGATAGAAATCAAGAATTTCTTTAAAATCAGGATCATTGAAATCACGACCACCACTATCTTTATTATTTATTAGTTCTTGTTGTTGTTCTTTATCTTCTTCTTTATCTTCATCTTTATCTTTATCTTGCCCACTTACCGTTGACGAATCGGTGCACGTATCGTCCAAAAGCCTGTCATCACTGACTTTTACATTTTCTTCATGTTGCGATACGTCAGTCGTATCGTTAATCGATTCGCTAGACGTATCGACAGACGCATCGTTATACGATACGTTGAACGAATCGTATATTGCTTTCAGTTTGGGATTCTCAATGTGTTTACTTACATAAGGAATCAAACTTAAATCTTGAACTTCTTCCAATTCGGACCTTACACAATCCTCTACTGGCTTACCGCCTTTTCTAAAGTTGTGTTTGCCCCAATTTATAATTGCTATCTCTCTTGATTCGTTACTATAAGCAATAATTTTATGGTGATTGATGAAGCGATCCATTATTGCATTGACACTCTCTATTGAATAACCAGTATCAAAAGCAATTTGCTTTTTAAGAATTCTGTAGATGCCGATCTGAGTTGTTTTTGGATTGGTTAACAAATACAGAAAAAAGTATTTGTCCTCTGGTGTAAATTCCTCTACTATCTTAGGATCGTTCCAGAAATCCAGTTGTACCATTCTAAATTTAGCCATATAGACCACCTTTTCTAATTTGTTGTATAATAGGTGCAGGATGATGTTGCAGCACCATCCTACGATTTGTTATAAAGGTCTCCATGCTCCTACCCACTTCTTTGCCTCGTTAAAGTCTACACGTTTAACGTCGCGATAACCTGGAGCATGGAACGCTCTTCTCATCTGACTATATATAGCCGAGTACAGCTGGCCTTTTGTTTCAAGCGCACCTGTGACTCCATCTTTCCACAATGTTTCAATCCGCTTCTTCACTGCGTGATTCAAAGAGACTGCTTGTCCATGGTTAAGTGTTAGTTCATCATCAAACTTCTTAGCCAGCTTATTAACTTGCCCCTCAACTTTATCTATCCGTTTATCAGATTCAATCGATAATTGCATAGCAGCTACTAACTGTTCACGTTCTGTTAATAGTTTAGGTTGTTTAAGTTCTTCTTCCATTTGATTAAAAGCTTTAATATACATTTCTTTGTATTCGGCTGATTTTTTTCCCGTATAGCCAAAAATCAAAAATGATAATCCGTCACGCTTGATCAAAAATTTCTTATACTTTCGATTTCCATCATCTAGATAATCGATCTCCACAAAATTGTGGAGATGAAATTCATCAGTACACTCCAAATTTCGTATGTCCCTCAAAACAGAATCGTGTCTTTTTTCAAATACTCTAGCAACCGTTACACTATCTGTAACGACTTGATCATTCTTTATAAAAACAAGTTCATTCAATTTCTTCACCTCTTTGTTGAATTTTTAAAAGGAGCTGATTAGTCTATCAACTCCTTATTTTGTTATGCAATAATATGAACAGTTCCCGCTTCAATTAGTTCAGCTAATTCTTTAGTTAAGTGATCTTTTATGTTATCCATCGCCTCCAGTTGCCAAGCTCCACCATCGGCTGCAAATAAAGCACATTCGCCACCATCTCGCATCCGCAAAACAAAATTGGATTCGGGTTGTTCGACTTCTGTGAAAGTACGGTACGGAGCAAGTAAAACAGGGTTAGGCACCTTAACGTCTGCGACAGTTGCTACACCAACCTTCGCTGATACAGATTGACTGACGCCATCATCACCAATTTGACGGACATTCTCTTCTCTAATATTGCCGACCACTTTCAATACAAGATCTCGATCATCTGTTTGTACAAAAGTTGATTGTAACTTAATGTTGAATGGTTCAGCTTCATAGTAACTATCAAAACGAAAAGTAGGTACAAATGCCTCAGCAACAAGCCATTTATTTCGTTCCGAATTGAAATTTGTTCTGGATAGAACCTCAACCGTTTCCGGATCTTTCACGTGGATAAGCACATCATCAAGCATGTCATAATTCTGTTTTAAGTAATCAATCAAACCCGATAAACTTTGCACACGAAGCGGATTTACAAGCGGTTCCTTGATTAGATGCATTGACCCTGTTGCGTATTCTTGTCCATTAACCTGTACAACTCTTTTATTGCCTAACTCTACTAAGTATTTAAGTGCATCTTTTATCATTATTTAGTTCCTCCTTGTTTTTGAAGATCAACAACGTTTTCCCCGCGATCATCCTTCAATTCTCCAGTCTCATAATCCAAATAAGTCTGCCCTTTCGCTCCACTTTTAAGTTCTGCTGCTGTTGCTTTGCCGTTTTCATCTTTATCCAAAATGAGCGATGACGACACGGCATTACGTGGTGCTACTGTTGACTTAACTTCGACCAAAACATTGGTAAGTTGCAACCTGTCATCCGCTTGTAGCGTTAGATTAATAGCAATCTTCCGCTTCTTAGTTGGATCAGTATTTGGATCTGCTATGTTGTCCAACACTTTCAATAGTTCATGATTAAACTGTTCAGCTAAAGCCCCATCAGCAAAATCATTTAAATCAACTATATTTCGCATTTCTCTTTTCCACCTTTCCTGATATAATGTTGCTAACATCTTTTCTCAGTGATTCGCAATTCAAGCGGATCACTTTTTTTGCGTTTCTCTTAAAAAACAGTTGATTGTACAGTAATGATCGGGACCATGTTGCCAAGCTATTTGACCTTTATAGATAAATGATTCACATTTAGGATCTGCACATATATCAACTAATTCTTTAACTTTCATCTCTCTCACCCCTCTGAATACCTTTTAAGTAGCTGAATTTTTTGATAGATTCTTAGATTCATCCAAAACTTTGGTTTAATGTTCAAAACGGTCCCTCCTTACTCCAGTGTTTATTTGAAAAGATGCCTCAAGATCACGTTTGATTTTTTTAGTTCGTAAAGCTTTTACAACCTCCACATGGTGTAATATGTTATAAGCAGCTAATTCAGCTTCTCTCATATCTTCAGCACTTCCAGACAATAGTTTGTCTATTGTCATGATTGATAAACTATGCATTGTATTAATTGATCGATTTAACATTTCAAAATCTTCACTGAGATAATTCTCATAGATTTCATTTGCCATTTATTGTTCACCTCTCTTTTCAGCTAGTACGTGAGCTTTATAGCCTAACCACATGGTTGTGGTAATCGTTAGGCATGATAATACGATTAGCGTTAGTAGGCCATGTCTAAGCAATTCCATTAATTCCACCTCGCATTACTAACTTGCTTGTACAATTCCATGACATCCGGATAAGCCTGTTTAAAAGCTTCGATACGTAAAACACCTATAAGTGGTATTTGATAAGCTCTTTCCATATCCGTCATTAATGCGACCAGACGGTAGCCTTTAATAGTACTGTTCTCACATTGAATAATTTCTTCATATCGCTCCTGGTGCTTGGTTAACATTTTATCTGTTGTTAATGTTGTCATTGTTTAGTGCCTCCTTCCAAAACAAGTCGTTTAAAGTACATCCAAATATTTTCGCAAGTCTAACCATTTCCGTTTGAGTGAAATCAGAAAGACCATTCTCTTTTCGGTAGTATGATTGCTTAGAAATCCCCAACTTTTCAGCTAGATCAACTTGCTTTAATTTTCTTTCTCGCCTTGCAACAAAAAGTGTTAAATTAGACATGTTGTCACCTCGTTTCTATATCCAAGATCACGCACAAATGCTTTAGATGATTCTGCGCTCTTGGACCATCTTTTTTTCCTCTTAGAACCTCGCCAAGATAGGCACTCGAAATACCGAGTTGCTCGGCTAAATCTTTTTGTTTTAAATTGCGTTTGAACATTTCTGATTTAATTAATGCCCGTGTGTCTAACGGCATGTTAATTACCTCCTTTGTTCCTCCATGATTTTCTAGTAAACTATTAATAGATAGGAGGTGATTTTTTGAAACTAGAATCTTTATCGATTAAATTACTAAAGTACATGGTCAAACAGTACATTGAAAAAGAACGTGATAGTTTTGCTCTTGAAGAATTTCAGAATCAAGCACCTGATTGCTCTGAATCTTTTATTAGTAAAGCTCTTGAATTACTTAAAACAGAAAATTATGTTTCTATTCTCAGAGCAGAAGGTGTTGCTCTGTTTACAGCACTTACTGCAGAAGGTATTAAATTTAGTCAGAGTAACACATTCTTAAAAAAGACTCACGAAACGATCAAGGAACTAAGATCGCTTATTTAACTACAATCCAATCGTCCGCCATCAGGTCCTCAGCATTAGGATTCCAACACTTTGCAGAGGACTTCTTATCGTCTTTAACAAACACCTCACACCCCGAACTACTGTTAGTGGGCTTAATCTTCAATTCTGTAAAGTAAGAAGGTCCGCTCGACCTAGTTATGAACTTATTTTCTTCTAAAGCTGTAGTTGTAGCTTGCTGAATATCCATCTCCTTCACCTCACTTCCATACATATTTTTCATAAAAAGCTATAAAGTTAGCTAAATGTTATTGACTACAACTAAAAAATACATTAGTATATACCCATAGCTAAATAAGACTACTTAAAGCCTGTAATTATGCATTTATCAGCTCCCCGGCGTCAAAAATTGCATTTAGATAGGTCGTATTTTTTATTGTCTTTTTCAGCTAACTAAATAGCTTATGTACACTTTACTAAAAAATATTTTAGTTGTCAATAGTTTTTGCTAATATATTATTTAGCTTGTGTGCAAATCGAAAGGAATCGTTGATATGTCAACACTTGAGCGTGTAAAAGGTTTATGTAAATCAAGAGGGATTTCTGTAGCAAGATTAGAGGACGAGCTAAACATCCCCAAGAATACTATTTATCAATGGAATCGTATCTCTCCTAGTCTCGACAAAATAAAAGCTATCGCAGACTATTTTCAAGTGAGTGTAGACTACCTACTAGGTCGTACCGATCAAAAGAACCTCGACGAACCTGAAACAATAGCAGCGCACATGGATGATGATCTTTCCGAAGAAGAATTGGAAGATATTAAAAAATACATCCAATTCATTAAATCTAGACGAAATTGAGGGAATTGAATGTTGTATGAAGATTTAATCTCGAAGTATTCGCATTTAACTATTGAAGAGGTTCCAGATCTACCACAAGGGTTAGGTGGCCTATATTTCGACAACGTTATTTTATTGGACAAGTATAGAAATACAAGAGAAAAATACTGCCTTCTCACGGAAGAGCTTGGACACTATCACACGTCCGCTGGTGATATTACAGATCAATCGAAATTGGTTAACAGAAAACAAGAAGTGCGTGCGCGCTCATGGGGATTTGAGAAGGCTATTCCACTTGAAAAAATCGTCCAAGCTTACAAAGCTCATGTAAAGAATAGGTTTGAACTAGCTGAATTTTTGGATGTAACTGAATCTTATCTTGAAGAAGCTTTAGAAAGATATATTCAGGTATATGGTATTTGTGTCAAATTTAAAAATTATGTAATCCGTTTTGATCCGTTAGGTGTAACTGAAATGTTTATATGATAGGAGGTGCTCACTGTGAAAATAGGTTATCGAAAGCCGAGTATAAAGAAGTCAGTCAAGGCAAGAACGACTGGAAGAGCCAAAAGAACGGTTAAGAAAGCTGTTGTACCTGGTTACGGTAAGAAAGGTATGGGCTGGGTTAAAGATCCCAAACGCGCAGCTTATAACAAAGTCTATAATAAAACAACCAGGTCTGTTTATAACAATAAAGGGTGTGGCTGTTTAATTTTCTTGATCGCTTCAGTAACTATGTTCACTGCATTTATGATACTGCTTTAAAATTTTTTAACCTCATGACAGAACAAATGTTCTAATATTTGAAAGGAGATATGTAGTTATGACAGTGTATAAAGATAAAAAGCGTGGTACCTATTATTACAGCGCGATTGTAGACTTACCCAATGGAGAACGAAAACGGTACATGAAAAGAGGTTTTAAAACTAAGAAAGAGGCTAAGAATGCCGAAATTGAATTTCTCTATAACTTTGAGGTCGAAGATGAAGAGAACCTGTCATTCGGTCAAATTGCTGATATGTACTTAAGTTGGTATAAGAAACGGAGAAAAGCATCCTCATACACGAAAATTGAGAGCATTGTCAGGGTTCACCTAATGCCACGCTTTGAGCATAAAAAAATAAAAGACATTATCAAAAGAGACATTGTAAGGTTCCACGATCACTTGCTAGATCATTTATCTGTTGTAAGTGCTAAGAAAGTTCATACTGTTTTATCGGCGGTGTTGAATTATGCCATTAGCTTGGAGTATTTAAGAGTAAATGTCGCTAGGGAAGTTGGAAACATTGATATTAAAGTCAGCAAGAACATTGATTTTTGGACGATAGATGAGTTTAAGGAGTTTATAGCTGTTGTTGATGACCTCATGTTTCAGACGTTTTTCATGGTGTTGTTTTATGGTGGTTTACGAAAAGGCGAGGCTTTAGCTTTAACTTGGAATGACATTGATTTTGACAATAATATAATCGACATAAATAAAACCGTATATCACGGTCGTATAACATCACCTAAAAACGAGTCATCTGTGCGCAAAATAAAAATGCCCCAACACACCATGAACTTACTTGGTGAATTGAAGCTACAATCTAAAATTAAAATGGATTATGTAGTTTTTGGTACGTTTAAAGATCACATTGCCCACACAACCATAGATAGGTATTTTCATCAATACATCGAACAAGTAGAAGTTAAACGTATTCGTATACACGATTTCAGACACTCTCACGCGTCTTATTTAATTAGTTTAGGCAATGACATCCAGATTGTCAGTAAGCGCCTAGGACATGCTAATACGTCCACCACATACGACATCTATAGTCATCTCTATCCAAATGCAGAAGATGATGCAATTGCACAAATGGAAGAAGATTTCAAACCTGCAAGCGTGGTGAAAATTAGTGATTATAAATAA